AAGATATTGAGGGAAAACCTTGCCGCAGGCATAGTACCTAAGTCGTTTGCCGAAAATAGTCATAAAACTTTGGCATACATTCGTGCGACTTTGGAAACTGCTTGTTTGAATGTGTTGCAGTCTATTGCTACCAGCAAGGGCATCCGAGACATCGGGGGCTCTTTGACCCGTAACGCTTTCAGGGGTAAGGCACTCCATATTTGTTCCCCGAACGTGGACAGCACTGATGTTCAAAGGAAAGAAGTTTCTGCTCTCAGGAACGAGGTTCAGAATCACTATGGTCATGATTGTAATAAGAAGTACTTACTTTCAAATATGACGTATGTCGATTTCCATATGACCCAAGAACAACTGGTTGCTTCCATTGGCGCCCCCACCTTTGTTATAACTCACGACTTTGCTTCCATCGCTGATGGCAAGAAACGTTCGTGGTTCGGTGGGGAAGCTGAGGTCACCGTGACAGCATCTGACGTCACTATGAGGACCACGGGTGGTACTACCTACCAACATGGTTACCACAAATGGGATCAAGATGGAGTCATTGTCGCCAAGACTGGGGCCGTTAATTACGTTCGTGTATTTGATGAGCCTGCCACAAAATCTATGATTTTGTTGCTAACCCCAATTTCTGGCCGATACACTCTTAAAGACAACACCCTGCGATCAACCGCCACTGCACAGTCGTTTAAGTTGACCTCAGGGGGTGAAGCTACCCGTGAGGATAGTGAATATCAAATAAAGAACGGAATCTTCACCTATTCTATCCCCGTTTCCACAGTCAATAGGGTTGCCTTCCAAATGGCTGGCAAAGCTAGAGATGAGAAATGGAAGGAGAATTTATGTTCGATGTTACGTGGCCGTTTCCAGATGGATAAAGTCTCAATGGATTGCATCTCGGAAGCCGCTGACCTTTGCATCATGATTGCCGACACTTATTCGGCATCTGTCAGAGACTCGTACATTACGAACCCTAATGGACTTAATTTCGTCCAGAAATACCTTGTCAGGAATATTCTCCCTTCTCTCCACTCTTCTAGTATTCCCTATATCGGTTGGGCCCTCAACACAGTTTTGAGGTGGTGCCGCATGGCCCCAACCCCCTGGTTATGGAATGACATCACTGTCCACAACTATGAGATCAACTATCCCAGGTTGGCCGTTACATTGTTGGACACACCCACAGCTCCTGTTGAGCCCTTTCGTGCGGCGGGGGAGGATGATTCTTCCCCCTCTCTTAACGAACAACGCCGCGATACCCGCAAGGACTCAACAGAATCAAGCCACGGGGATAGACAAGAGGCTGATGGCAATAGTGCCGCTAGTTCACCCAGCACTACTGCCAGCTCCGTTAACAAGGAGCGAGATGATAAGACGTACGTTGCCCCGCCACTTCGTAGCGGTGCAAGGACACCCAGACCTGGGAATTCCAAAGGAGTACCAAAAGCCGCTCAGCGAGATGTCGTCAGAGTGGCAGCAGGAATTTCTAAGGATAGCCACCCAGCTGAAGGTGCAGGACCCATCAATGCCGTGGGCCGATCATCCAAAACTAACGGACTTCAAAGACAGCAAGGCAATCGTAAAGGTAGTGAAGACATCCTTCACATCAAGAGCAAATGCCGACACCCCGACCATCCAGCCGGGCCTGACTGCTTCAGGATCTCACCCAATGTCCCATCATGTGTCACTAGACAAGAAATCCTGGAGAGCAAGTCTAAGAAAGAGCTGCAAGGCATCTTTGGTTCCAGCTGGACCAAGGTTGTCGACAGATCCGTCAATAAACGTCGCAACACTGGACAGAAGCGTAGAGGATTTCCTCAACCTTCCAGAAAACCAGTGGCTCGTTCAAACCAGCCCCATTCCATTCCAAGAATGGGTAAGTCGGTTCAAGAGCGCAAGGCAAGAGGAACTAGCCCTCGCTCGGTCAGAAGTGACTGAGTCAGGAATGCTCACTAAAGACAGCGTGTTAAAGAGTTTTATCAAGATCGAAAGCTCCACGACTGCCACAGACCCTCGGAACATCAGTCCGAGGAGTGACAAATTCCTGTCAATCCTAGGCCCTTATGTGGCGGCGATTGAGAAATTAGCAAAGAGATGCCCCTACTTGGTCAAAGGCCTTACTCCTCAGGAGCGAGGCCCTTTAATGGCTGAGTCATGGAGGGGCGCCATTGTGGAGACCGACTTTAGTCGGTTTGATATGACCGTTTCACGGGATATCATTGTCCACGTCGAAAGGATGCTGTTCAGGAAGGCCTTCCCACCAGGACTTCACCCTGAACTAGACTTAATCCTCCCTATGCTTGAAACCATGACTGGTTACACTGACTTAGGGGTCTCATACACCGTGGATGGCACCAGAGCTTCTGGCGACGCCCACACGTCCATCGCTAATGGATTTCTCAATCGTTTCATCATCTGGTCCTGCCTCAAATGGCAAGACCCAAAGAAATGGTCCTCCTTCCATGAAGGGGACGATGGTTTCATCAATTGTGACAACGATATAAAAGATGATGTCGTGGCAAACTTAAACTTTGCCCAGTTCCTAGGATTTAAACTCAAGGTCGTCGTACCTCCCGTCCCAGAAGTTGCCAACTTCTGCGGGAGGTCGATTTGCTCGGGTTGTCACAGAGAGTTTTGTGACTTACCTCGCGCCTTCTCAAAATTCCACATCACTGTCAAGCAGGGTGACGCACGTTGCCTTGCTTTAGCCAAGGCTTACTCGTACTTGTCTACAGACCCACACACCCCGATGATGTCTGTTCTGTGTCAAGCAATAATTGACCACCTCCAGCCCTTGATCTCAAGATCTAGGTTCAAGAGATCCTGCAAACAATTCCGCAGGTACCAGTTGGAGAAAATTATAAGTGGACAAAAGTCAAGATGCCAACCAATCTTGCCGTGCTGTAGAGCCGCAGTCAGCTTAAATACTGGCTGGTCCCCCGCCTTGCAAGAGAGCTTTGAAAATCAAGTCTCCATGTGGAAATACGGTGTTACAGAGATAGAGCCCTTAGCCGTCGATGACTATCAAGTTGATGGCGACGGAGCTGTATTCTACTAAGCGTAATCCCGATTTGGTCTCCGGGTAGTATTGCCAGACCGCTGTCATGATCGTCTAGATTGAAAATAGAAGCAAACACAATGACAGGTAACAACCGTAATACTCAAGCCGGCCGCAAAGGCCATGCCAAGAGACAAAACAAGAAGACGCAGGCTATGACCCGCAATAAAGCATCTACCAAAGGTAGTAAAACCAATGTCGGCAACGTAGTCTCCATGGCCTCGGTGCTCTCAGTGATGAATTCGAACTCGAATCATCGCACGATAAACAACAAGGTAGTTATGCTCTCAGGCAGTGACTTCCTTGGTCGTGTTTCTGTTGCACCCAAGCCAGACACCGTACCAACCGCCGTACGACGCTCTTTCCCCATTTCGCCTAGTGCTTACCCAGGCACCAGGCTCACTCAGCTTTCTGAGTTGTGGGAAAGGTACCGATTTAGGAAATTCTCAATCCGGTATGTACCCTCTGTTCCTAACACCTTAGCGTGTCAGGTATTGGTCTACCAGGACACTGATCCCCTAGATAATCCCCTAGAACTGACTGATGTAGATTCGTTGGTTAGACAAGGGGTCTCCCAAACTGGGTCCCAGCAGTGGAACTTTAACACGCCCAAGGTTATACCCCTTGCTAAGCGTGCTGACAAGGAGCTGTATTACACCGGACTAACCAAGCAGAATGAGAGATTCAATTATCAAGGAACAGCATACCTCGTTCAGGTAACTGACGCCATTGACTTCAACGGTGGCACCTTACCCAGTGAACTTGATTGCGGATCATTGTACATCGATTGGGAATGCGAGTTCCAGACTCCCCAAATCAACCCCTCTGCCGCCCAACCGCCCGCAGCCAGTCGTACCGAGACTTTTGACGCCCTTACCACCAACACCATCACTGTTCCCGCCGGGTTCAGAGGTGTACTAGGCGTCAGCGAGGTTGTTTCAACCGCTGCTGATGACCTAGGCGTTGTCCAAGTCGACCTCTCACCAGGCCTTAGCCAAAACGCTGATCTATTCAACGCTTTTGTACTAACCAAATTCACCTCCACTTCCCAACTTCGCACAGTCGTTTATGATAAAGCACTAGATTTACAACCTGGTGACTATACTCTAAGCTTCTCGAACTCCGGAGTGGATGTTGAAAAGCTTGACCTCACGCTCTCTTTGCTGGGGATCTAAGCCTTCATTCCTCCCCCTCTAGGTATTCTTCAAGAATCCGAACCCGGGGATTTGGAACGGCCACCATAAGTCCGTCTCCTTCTTCTGCAATGAAGGGCCTTGGTAGTAGTGAGATAGATGCCTTATCATGCTTTGACCTAACAACCCACTTGTGATCCTCTGTTCGTAAGGATAGAGCTAGCCCCTGACCAGCGCAGGCTTAACGGAAATTGTCCCCGTTTGTAAGGATAGAGCTAGACCCTGACTCCAGCGCAGGCTAAGCAGAGAACCCAATCACAGGGCTCAAACACTCATGATTCTGAGGCGCCTAGAAAGTAGTGAGCCTGTCTGTTAGCACCAACACCTCTGCTTAATGACTAAACACACTTGACCTCCTAAGAAAGTCCTACTTAGGTTGTATTCAGGCGGGGCTCTGAGTGAG